GTCAGAGAGCGTCTCGAATCTGGACAGGAGATGCCCTCTGATCTATTTAAAACGTTTGCAGGTAACCAAACAAAAATAACAAGGAGAAACTAGAAAATGGAAACGAGAAACGAGAAACAAGTAGCAATAAAAAAAGCTGCACCATTACCTTCATCAATATTGTTTGAAAGTGATGCGCAAGCTGGCTTTGAGAATGTAAAGAACACTAGTGTTGCTTTACCTATCTTAAAGTTATTACAGAATGGATCAGCAGAAGCACAAAAGCGAAATCAAGCTTATGTAGAAGGTGCTGAACCAGGAATGTTACTAAATACAGTAACAAAGAAAGTTTATGATGGTGCAAAAGGAATACAAGTTATTCCGTGTCATTATAAATTAGAATATCAAGAATGGTCAGATTTTGGAACTGGATCAGGAAGACCTGAACAGATTTATCCAGATACTTCTGATATATTGACTAAGACTACAAAAGATCAAATGGGTAAAGATAGATTGCCAAACGGTAATTACATCCTTACGGTTGGTCAACATTTTGTTCTTATAGTAGATGATAATGGTTCTACTGAAACTGCACTTATATCTATGAGTTCATCTCAAGGTAAAGTTAGTAGAAAATGGAATGCAATGATGATGTCTATTACATTAGATGGACAAAAAGGTCCTTATACGCCTCCATCATTCAGTCATATATACAAAATAAATACTGTATTGAATTCCGGAAAAGGAAATCAATGGTATGGATACAACATAGTTAAAGTTGGTCCTGTAAATGACTCAGCTGTCTATGAAAGAGCAAAACAGTTCTATCAAAGTTTAGCAAATAATAAGTAAGTACTAAATGGGGTGATAGAAATATCACCCCAAACATGAGAGTGGAAAATGTTAGAAAGATTCAAGAATATATTTGCGGGTTTAGAAACCGTATACGGTCAAACAAAAATGACCGGAGAAATAAGAGACGATGGAAAAAACGAAGCAGATTCAATTTTAGTTCATAAACCAATTACGGATGCAGTATGGCAGAAACATTTAAATGGAGAATTTCCTGCCCTTGGAATTGTTCCTATTAGACAGGATAGTAAATGTAAATGGGGATGTTTAGATGTCGATGTTTATGATTTAAATCATAAAGAATTAGTTACAAAAATAAAAAATAAAAATTTACCATTAATTGTTTTTAAATCAAAATCAGGTGGTGCACATATATTTTTATTTACAAAAGAATTTGTGCCAGCATCATTGGTAAGAGAAAAATTAAAAGTAATGGCCGCAATGCTTGGTCATGCAGGAAAAGAATTATTTCCAAAACAAGATTATATAAAAGCAGATAAGAATCAAATAGGAAGTTGGTTAAATGTTCCTTATCATGGTGGAGATAAATCAATTAGATGTGCATTAGATAACAATGCAGAACCATTAAACTTAGATCAATTTTATAAACTCTATGATGAAAAAGTTTTATCTGAAAAAGAATTAATACAATGGAAAGAAAAAATAGTTAGTGAAGATGATGATTTATTAGAAGCACCTCCATGTTTAGTTACAATATTATCTGACAAAGTTCCAAAAGGTAAAAGAAATGACACTATGTTCAATGTGGGTGTTTATTTAAGAAAAAGATTTCCAGATGCATGGAAAACAAAATTAACTACTTACAATGGTAAGTATATGTCTGAACCTTTAAACGATAACGAAATAGAAGGTGTTATTAAATCATTATCAAATAAAGATTATAGATATAAATGTAAACAAGAACCTATTAGAAGTTTTTGTGAATCAGGTATTTGTGTTAAAAGAAAATTTGGTGTTGGAGAAAATGTTCCAGGACCTGAAATAGAAAAAATAGAAAAATATCCATCTCATCCACCAATATATATTGTGCATATTGATGGTAAGCAAGTCGAAGTTGATAAGTTGACTTTACATGAATTTGAAAAATTTTCAGTAGAGGTTATGGATCAAATGGGAAGAGTATTACTTCCAATGGGTAAAGCAATTTGGAGACAGATATTAAATAAAATTATGTCTAATCCAGAAACATATAAGACATTAGAAGTTCCTCAAGCAGCAAGACTTGATTATCAATTAAAAGAATTACTTGGGGATTTTTTAAGTAGAGCAACAGGTAAAACTATGGAAGATGTAAAAAGAGGAATTCCTTTTACAGAAGATGGTCATAGTTATTTTAAATATCAAAGTTTTAATAATTTTTTAAAAAGAGGCAAGTCTTGGGAAATACCAAAAGCAAAAACACAGAGAATGTTAATAGAGATTTTTAAAGCTAAAGAAGAAGTTTTAAAACTAGAGAAAAAGTCAATGAGAATATGGAAAATTGAAACCATTAATGTTGATAAACCAAATATTACAGAAACTGTAATGAAAGATCCGGCATTTAAATGAAAAGAATAATAATACCAGGACCTCCGGGAACAGGTAAAACATATCATTTGATTAATAACTATTTAAAGAAAGAGATTGAAGAATATAAAACATCTCCTGATAAGATTGCTTATTTAACATTTAGTAATGCTGCAACAAATGAAGCAAAGAAAAGAATATTGTCAGCGTTTCCACAAGTAAAAGACTTTCCATACATATGCACTATGCATTCATTAGGAACAAAACAATTAAACATAGATACAAATACACAATTACTTAAAGACGAAAAATGGAATGCTTTTAAAAACTTTTCACAAATTTGCAAAGATTTATCTTTTGATTCTTATTTTGATCCATACACAGAAACAACTTCATATAAAAATGATCATATGAAGATTATTGAATATGCTAGATGTAAAAAAATATCTATCATGGATGCTGCCATAGAATTAGATAAACATTATAGTGTAGATACTTGGTTAACAGAACAGATTGATGCCGATTTAAAATCATATAAGAAACAAACAGGAATGATTGAATATTCCGATATGATTAAACAGTTCATTGAGAAAGACAAATGTCCCCCACTCAACGTTGTCTTTTTGGATGAAGCGCAGGATCTGAATCCTCTGCAATGGGAAATGTTCAATTACATCGAATCAAGATGTGAAAGATCATACATTGCAGGGGATGACGATCAAACCATTTATACTTTTCAAGGCGCTGATCCAAATATATTTATAAATTTAAGTGGTACAGTAGATCCTAGAATTGAATCAAGAAGATGTCCAAGAGTTATACATAAAAAAGCTTTAGATATTTTACAACATGTAGAAAATAGAATGATTAAAAGTTGGCTTCCTAGAGATGCTGAAGGTCAAATTTTTGAAGATCAAACATTAGACAATATTAATTTTAGTAAAGGTGAGTGGATGATTATTGCAAGAACTAATCAAATGTTAAATCCAATTAAAGCACATTTAACGTCATTAAATTTAAGGTTTGCAAGTAAAACAAATACAATTTTATCAGATGAATTATTACAGGCTTATCAAGTATGGATAAGATTAAATCAAGGAGCAACCGTTGGATCTGAAGAAGCGAAAGCAGTTTATAAGGTTTTAAATTATAATATGCAACATGTTGAATATGGATTTTCAAGTGGCAAGTCATTAGATACTGTAGATTTTGTTGATTTAGATGATTTGATGTTAAATCATGGACTTAAGGTGACTGGCAGCTGGGAGAAATTAAATTTTAAGGAAGATACAAAATTATATATTAAATCATTATTAAATAGTGGTGATGATTTATTTAAACCAGCAAGAATTAAAGTATCCACAATACATGGTGTAAAAGGTGAAGAGTGCGAAAATGTAGTTTTATATACAGGAATGGAGAAGATTATATATGATTCTGCATTAAGAAACCCTGATCCAGAACACAGATTGTTTTTTGTGGGTGTAACAAGAGCAAAAGAAAATCTCTATATCATGCAACCTGATATAGATGATCATTATAACTATATACCAGGAGATCCAATACTATGACAAATAAAGCCTTTTTTAAACAGGTGGGTGGTAAACACTATCGATCTATGACGATACAACCTTCTGTATTTATAAATAAAAATAAATTGTTATTCGCAGAAGGAAATGCAATTAAATATATTTGTAGGCATTCTTTGAAAGGAAAAAAAGAAGATATATTAAAAGCAATTCATTATTTAGAAATGATAATAGAGAGGGATTACAATGAGATATAAACTTATTGCAACATATGATTTAGGTTTTATTACCTGTATGTGTGTATTTTACTTCTTACTTATGGTACTATAATCAATGTTTGAAGCTCAGAAAGAATGGATTTGTCCAGAAAATTATCCTGATTTAAAAGGATATAAATATATTGCAATTGATTTGGAAACTAAAGATCCAGATCTTAAATCAAGAGGATCTGGTGCAATTATTGGTAATGGTAACATTGTTGGTATTGCTGTAGCTGTAGATGGTTGGTCTGGTTATTATCCTATTGCTCATGAAGGTGGTGGTAATTTAGATAAAGATAAAGTTTTAAATTGGATTAAACAAGTTTGTGCAAATGATAATGTAAAAATATTTCACAATGCAATGTATGACGTGTGCTGGCTTCGAGCAGCGGGGGTCCAAATCAATGGACACATTGTAGATACAATGGTGATGGCATCATTAATTGATGAAAATAGATTAGCATATACATTAAATAGTATTTCATTTGAATATCTTGGAGAAGTTAAAGATGAGAAAGCTTTAACAGAAGCAGCACAATCATGGGGAATAGATCCTAAATCTGAAATGTATAAACTTCCTGCAATGTATGTAGGTAATTATGCAGAGAAAGATGCAAAATTAACATTAGAATTATTTAAAGTTTTATCAAGAGAAATTCAAAAACAAAGTTTACAAAATATATTTGATATAGAAACACAGTTATTTCCATGTTTGACTGACATGAAATTTAAAGGAGTCCGAGTTGATGTAGAGAAAGCAAAACTCCTGAAACAGCAATTAACAAAACAAGAGCAAGAAATATTATTAAAAGTAAAACAAGAAACAGGGATAGAACCCCAGATTTGGGCTGCAAGGTCCATTGCAACAGTTTTTGAAAAACTTCGCTTGCCTTATGAAAGAACTGAGAAATCATCTGCACCATCCTTTACTAAAAATTTTTTATCTGAACACAAACACCCTATAGTTCAAATGATTGCTAAAGCAAGAGAAATAAATAAAGCACATACAACTTTTATAGATACAATTTTAAAATTTACTCATAAGGGAAGAATACATGCTGATATTAATCCAATTAGATCTGATCAAGGTGGAACTGTTACAGGTAGATTCAGTTATGCTAATCCCAATCTCCAGCAAATCCCAGCGAGAAACAAGGAACTAGGGCCTATGATTCGATCATTATTTTTACCAGAAGAAGGCCATAAATGGGGCTGTTTTGACTATTCTCAACAAGAACCAAGACTAGTTGTACACTATGCAGCAACAACAGAACCAATTTGTTTTGATGAATCTGTTACAAGAATCGTAAATGAATTTAAAAACAATTCAGTAGACTTTCATAAGACAGTTGCAGATATGGCAGGTATATCTAGAACACAAGCTAAAACAATTAATCTTGGATTATTTTATGGAATGGGTAAAGCAAAATTACAAGCTGAACTTGGATTGAATACAAAAGAAGAAGCTGAAATATTATTTAATCAATATCATAATAATGTTCCATTTGTAAAAGAATTAATGAATAAGACATCTCAATTTGCACAGACATCAGGATCTATTGGAACTTTACTAGGTCGTCGTTGTAGATTTAATAAATGGGAACCAGCAACATTTGGTATGCATACACCCATGACATTTGAAGAAGCTGAAAGAACTTATGGACGAGGAAGAATTAGAAGAGCAATGACATATAAAGCTTTAAATAAATTAATACAAGGATCTGCAGCTGATATGACTAAGAAAGCAATGTTAGATTTATATAATGAAGGAATCATTCCACATATTCAAATACATGATGAATTAGATATTTCTGTTATAGATGACAATCATGCAAAAAAGATTGTTGAAATAATGGAGAACGCCGTGACTTTGGCAATCCCTAACAAAGTTGATTATGAATCCGGCGAAACATGGGGAGATATTTATGGTTGATTATGGCATATTTAAATGCAAATATACCTCCAATCTACTGTAAGATAAGGAGAGAATATTTATATGACTTACGAGAACATCAAGGAGAAGTTGAAGACTGCGTGGTATTTGCTTTGGGGAGTATTAGCGGGCGTGCGACGTTGTTTCATTGTTTACTCAGCAACGGTGCGATCTATTGGAGACTTCCTATCTCTGCTTTTGTTCAAAGAAGAAGCGGCGATACTTTGCATAGCACACAGATGGAACATCAAGATCTCGAAGATCTTCAGCTATGGAATTCATTTAGTTATTATCCTAGTGTTGTTGTTTTTGATTTTTTAAAAGGTCAAAAATGCAAATATTTAAGTAAATCAAAGAAATTTATTCATGGGGAATATTTATTTACTATTGACTGGGCTCACCCAGATAGTAATATCTTGGATACAGAACATTCTGAAATACCTCACGAACATAAGTGCGGTCATGTTTTGGCTCTTGATAACGGTAATTACGCAATTCAGCCTAACAATCGTATTTTGTGGAACGTGCCTAGTTTTACTACTTCTACACATTGGCCAGATTATAAAGTACAAACTTCTAAATGGAGTGTGGAAAACAAAAATTGGGTAACAGAAGATTCTGATAACATGTTTTATCAAGTGGAGGATAAATGAGTAGCGAATTTAAATTAAGTGATCAAACAAGTGTAGCACTACCAATTAAAAACATAGTTGCTATTGTATCTGCTATTGTTGTAGCGGTATGGACTTATTTTGGTATTGTTGAAAGATTAAATAGATTAGAGACTAATGAAAAATTAATGGCTCAAGATTTGCTTAAAAAAGCAGATCAAACTCCTAAAAATCAAGAATTATTTATGTTGATTGAGTATCAAGCTAAAACAATAGAAAAACATTCTAAACAATTAGAAGAAAATGTTCATACAAAAGTATTAATATCTCAATTAGAAAAGAAAGTAGATAAACTAGAAAAAGAATTAGATGCAGTTAGAGGTAAATAATGATCGAAGCTGTATTTGCATTACTAATGTACATGAATGGTAAACTTGAAGGATATTCTCCTAAAGCTAGTATTGCAGATTGTTTAGAACAAAAAAGAAAAGTAGAACGTGATGGTAACCCTAATGTTACTTCATGGAGCTGTAAAGAAGTAAAAGCCGTTGTGGAAGTAGATAAACATGGCATTAAACGAATCAAAGAAGTTAAACAAGATTAATTGTATTAACAACCTAGCAGTTGGATGCTGCCTCTTAAATCAATGTAAATGTTATGACAATCAAGAATATAATAATAAAATATTTGATAGTAGCT